AATCAGGCAAATGAAGCAAGGGCGGCAAATTTAAAACGATATGATGAGATGATGGGTATTTATAATCAGATTGCAGAACAATATTCCCCGACCGGAACTTTTGGGGCTGGCTATAAAGCCGAACTTGAGGCAACAAAGAAAAGAGATGTGGCTTCTGCAACTTCTCAAAGCATTGAATCTGGTTTATATGGAACTTCAATTCCTGCAACGGCAGGTGCAAAGTGGGAACAGGAAACAGGTGCAACCGCACGGTTAAAATTAGAGGACATTAGAACAGAACGATATGCCTCTGCTCTTGGCCAAAAAGCTGGTGCGATTGAAAGACGAGAGGACACCTACCCTGATTATTCACAGATTGCACAAATGCTTATGCAAACGTCTCAAGGTCAAACTACTGCACCAACAAATAAAGTAACTTATTCCTACCCGCTGGGTCGTATGAAAGTTTTATAAGAGAACATTATATGGGTCTTGTTCCAAATATTATTGATGGGGACTGGACAAGCGTAAGGAAAGCTATTCAGAAACTTTCTTCCCGCCTTGGATATAATTCTACCCCCACGTTTGCTGGGGGAACTATAAACGGAAATCTTACCATTATTGGAACTTTTGCCCTTACGGGAAGTCTTACTTTAAGTGGTGCATTAACTTCTGGTGGTGTTGTAACAGGAACTAATTTTATTTCCAATATCGCAGTTGGAACTTCCCCTTTTGCTTGCATTTCAACTACCCTTAATACAAACCTTAACGCCGACCTGTTGGATGGCCAGCACGGCGCTTATTATGCCTCTGCTACTGGTTTTCTTAATCTTGACCAAACAACACCACAGACTTTTACAAATCTTGGTGGTGGAACGGGGTTAATGAAAGTTACGGCGGGATTGTTGGGACTTGATACAAACACTTATTACAAATCAGGGGATAGTCCGACCTTTGCAAATATCACTGATAGTGGCCTTACTATAACAAGAATACCTTATGCCTCAACCGCAGGACTTTTGATTGATAGTGCCAATCTTACTTTTAACGGGACAACCTTAAAGGGAACATCTATTGTTTCAACCGGCCAAGTGGCTTTTAATACTACGGCAATAGTAACGGGAAAAGGAATATACAGTCCCTTTGTAGATACTACAAATTTAAGTGTTATCGGGGCGGATGTTAATGCCACGTCTACAAAAACAGGGAATTTGATTTTTGTATATTGCCAGAAATTTGTTTCCACTTTTGCTCCCATTAAAAGTGCCACCAAATCTACTACCGCCAGTTACATATTAGGGGCATATGGCCAACCTGAATTAACATTGGCTACTGATGAACCTACGAATTATACCTGTGTTACAGCGGCTGCATATTACTCCACTATCGTTTTAACGGGTTCTACAACGGGAGGTGGCAGGGCAATAATGACAACCGCTGCACATTATTGGGCGTTAGCCCCCACCTTAAATAACGCCAACTGCACCATAACTGCTTTATACGCTTTTTACGATGCAGGACAGAATGTTCCGGGTTCAGGAACTATTACCGCAGCGTGGGGTTTGGGAATAAATACGCAGAGTTATATAAATGGTAATTTAAGGATTGGTTCAGCAGTAGTTCCCACTGTTACTTTGGATGTAACAGGGGCAGGATTGTTTTCTACTACTCTTGGCGTTACTGGTCTAATAACTGCAACAGGCGGTCTATCTTTACCGGCGGCGGCAAATATAGCATTAGCCACAACTACTGGAACAAAAATTGGGACAGCAACAAATCAACTTCTCGGATTTTACAATGCAACTCCGATTATTCAACCCTCTGGAAATATACTAACGGCTTTATCAAATTTAGGTTTGGTTGCTTCACCAACTATAACTGAAACAGACCCAATAGTAGCGGCTGTAACAGGTATTGTTAAATCTAATGGCACAACAATAGGGGCAGCAGTTTCTGGAACAGATATTAAGACGGTTAATTCTACTTCATTACTTGGCTCTGGTGATGTAGCAGTTCAGGCAACTTTGGTTTCAGCAACTAATATCAAGACAGTAAATTCAACCACGCTTTTGGGAAGCGGAGATTTGGCCGTTCAACCCACATTGGTAAGTGCAACAAATATAAAATCAATAAATGGTTCTTCTATTTTAGCAAGTGGCGACCTTACTCTTTTAACAACAAGTTTTGTAGATAGGGGAGACCCTTCTGTTTGGGATTTTAATCTTCGAAAAGAAGAAGGAACTGCCACATCAACCTCTGCAAATCATTTAGTAGATGCCACAGCTACTTTTCAAACAAACGGAGTAGTTGTTAATGATTATGTTAACAATACAACTGATAATACTTGGGCAAAAGTTACGGCGGTCAATTCTGAAATTGATTTAACTTTAGATGCGGACATTATGACAAATGGGGAATCTTATTACACTGGAAGTTTCAAAACAGATGGTGGGACTTACCAACTTGATATGAGTTCAATTATTCCAACGGGTGCAAAAGCCGTTGCATTTACTCTCGATATTTTGAGTTCTACGGTAGGGCATTATTTTCAAATGAGAAAAAATGGGCAATCTAACTGGTATAATAGAATTGTTTTGAGAACACAAGCTATAAATACAGATAATGACTCAAACGCAGCTATAGGGTGTAGTTCTAATAGAATTTTTGATTATTCTTCACTTAATGCAGAATATACTCTCATTGGCATAGGTATAATAGGTTGGTGGATATAAAAGGAAATAAATTATGGGAATTAAAAATGAAAACGAACGGCTTTTGTAAAAAATGTGGTGATTGTTGTAGGACACAAGAACCTATAACTTGGATGGGTTCGCCAATACTTAAAACTACCTTTGATGGGGAAACAGTGAAGGTTGTTTCCCCTGATATTTCTGATATAATATTAAATAAATCCGGCGGTTGTGAAATGCTGAATAAAGATAATCTGTGTTCCCTGCAAGTAAAGTTTGGGTATGACAGCAAGCCACAGGGATGCGGTGATTTTACAGAAGAAGATTGCAAAAAGTTCAAGGAGACAAAGGGAGTTACAAATGATAAAAGTTGAACCAACCGGCACAGCCGGACTTATGACAGGTCTTGCTAAACTTGCCGGAGAAAGTATAGCCACACAACGAGAAACAGAACAAGCCGAAAGACAGGCAACCGAACTTCGCCGAGTTCAATGGGAGAAAGAACGGACTCAACTTGAACATCAGTGGGACATAGAGGCATTTAACCGTTCAAAGATGTGGGACATTGAAAAAATGGAAACTGCCTCTCGGTTGGATTTCCAGAGAGAAGAAAAAAAGAGACAGAAATTATTGGATGAACTGGATACTAAAAAGAAAGCCATAGATGATTCTAATTACTTAACCGACGAGGAAAAAGAAATCTGGAAGTTAAGGGTCGAAACAGAAGTTCCTATGGAGAAATTATTAACAGAAAAAGCAATATTTACTCCCGCTTATATAGAACAAACTCTTGGTGCATTGGCCTCTGATGATAGTTTCTTGGACAAAGAAGAAGCCGTAAATTATGCTTCAAAAAGATTTGGCGGGCCGGAAAAAATACCGGCGGAAGCAATGAATATTGTAAATAAACGCTGGCCTGTTGGTGGTGAAATGGAAACCACTTATGGTGAACCTTTAACTTTAACAGAACCAAATCAACCCACACAGGGATTCGGAGTAAACCCGCTTGACCCAAACACTGCTTCGTCAATTCTTCAAGAAGCGAGTGGAGATAAAAATAAAGCAAGACAGATTGCGAAACAGAGAGGATACACATTTTAATTATGCCTGATATTTTTGACCAAATTGCTCCTGATACTCTTGATATTAACAAACCAACAGCAGAAACTGTTGACATATTTGACCAAGTTTACACAGAAGTTCCTGATGAAAGAGGATATACTTGGTTTCAAAAACATAATATATTTAAGTATCTTTCGGAAAAAGGTATCTTACCCAAATCTTTTGCCCCAGATTTTCAACCACAAAAACCACCTGTTGTTAATGAAACATACAATAAACAGGTTCAGTTTTTCTATAATGCAATGAAAACTAATCCAGAGGTTACAAAGGAAGGATTTGCATTGACGGGGTTTGCTGACCCAATGGGTGTTACAAGTTATATCAGTAGAAAATGGGGAACAGGGGAAGTATCTGCGTGGCAAGATGCACGTCATTTGTTTGTCAGTGAAATGTCTTGGAAAGACCCGGAGAAGTGGAAAAATCTTGTTGTTGATTTTGAAAAAGTTATACTTGAATTAAAGGGTATGCCAACAAAAACAGCAGCAGGAACATTTGGTTTACATAGCTTACTTCAAGCCCCAACTAAAGAACAAACCGAAGAAGATTGGTTTGAGTTTCTTCAAGACAAAGGGTGGGAGGGTGCAAAATCCTATGCAACAGGTAAATTGTATGATGTTTTAGGCGGGGTAAAAAATCCCCTTTTACGCCGAGGTGGTGGAGGTATTGTTGGTGGTGGTGCAGCAGCAATACAGGGGGCAGACACAGGTAATATTATATTGGGTGCGGGACAAGGTGTAGTATTTACCCCATATAGAGGAGGCAGAGTTGCCCCAGTTACAGAAAAGATTAGTGAACCCAAAACTGTAGATGTAATGGCAGAAAATGTCAAGAAATTTGGAATGAAAAAACTACAGTCTGATTTTCAGACTTGGTTAAAATCCCCCGAAGGTATTGCTGAAAAAAAGGCATTGGGTTTACCAGAGGGAAATAAGTTTATTGAACCTTCTCTATTTGAAACATTTAATCGTGGGTTAGTTACACCAATAGAAGTTCCAACCATAGATACAATTCGAGATAAGGCATTTGAGCAACTTAAAACAGTAAAGGATTTGAGAACAACTGTTGCTGAACCCGCTATTAAAGAGTTAAGGGCAAGACAGGCAGCGGGGTATAAAGACATATTAGAATCCGAGTTGGCCAAGGGAACTTCTCCCGAAGAAGCACAGACTAAAGCAACTGCGGGAATGAAGGGGTTTGCAGAAGTTCCTGAGATTACGCCGCCTAATTTTACTTCTCCAGAATGGGGCAGTTTGTTCCAAAAAAATCTGGAGGTTCACACAGACGCATTTGCAATAAACAATACAAGAGGGGCATTACAGAGTTGGAGAAATGGAAAGATTCTTCAAAACGCCCAGTTTCAATATATCTCTGATATTCTTGGAAAAGACTTTGCTACAGAACTTTACTATAAGCAATCTGCTATGAAACCTTTTTCCGGCTGGGATGTGGTAAAGAGTATAGTTCAGTTAGCTAAATCTCCTTTTGCTTATGATGTCCAGTTCTTTAGACAGGCAAGTTCTTTTGCTGCAAGACACCCTATTAAATATTTAAAAGGCGGAACTAAAGCTGTTAGAGCATATATGAGTGCTGCCTATGCAGAGAAGATGCACAACACTACTCTAACTGACCCATTACATCAGGACGCAAAACAACACGGAATGAACTTTATCTCCGATGTTCCTTGGGCAGAAGTGGCGGGAAAAGAATTAGCCCCTGAACAGTTTGCTTATGGTTATCCTTTGCTTAGAAGAATACTGACAGCAGGAGAACACGGTGGTAAAGTTGCTAAAGTTTTGCTTGCTCCCGTCAGAGGAATGGGTAAGTGGTATGTTGCTTCTGAAAGAAGTATGGTTGCCTCTACTAATAGTTTTATGCAGGAACTTTATAATATCCAGACTAAACATTGGGAAAAACAGGGAGTTACTGGAAAACAGTTAGAGGCATATAAAAGGAATTATACAGATACAGTTAATACTTTTATGAAAATTTTGAGGGCAAAAAACCCCGAAGGAAAGGCCATTCAAAGAGCGGCAAACTATGTTCTATTTTCCCCTTCAATGACCTTCTCAAGACTAAAGCGACCCTATGTTTTACTTGCCAACAAGGGAAGTCGTATGTATGCTGCCTCCCTTGTCTCAACTGAGATAGGAAAGATATTTTTAATCTCCGCAATAGCCAACACAATAGGAAATTATTATAAAGACAAAAAGGGTGAACCTAAAATATCTTCTGATATTGACCCACGCTCAACTAACTGGGGGCAAGTTAGAGTAAATGACGTTCACTATGATTTTGGTGGTGGAGACATTCAGTTCTATAGAACTATTGCTCGCTTGATTACAGGAGAAATGAAAAACCAAGCTGGTTTTATAAAGAAAGTCCCACGATTGAGTGTTCTTGAACAGTATGCCAAATCAAGGGAAACTGCTTTAATTGGAATAGCAACTGAGTTAATTACGGGAAGGGATTTTCAGGGAAACAAACTCTGGGAAATTCCCGATTGGGAAGAAGTGGGAAAAAGACAAGGCCCATTTGCTAAAATTGCTGCAAAAATTGGAAAAAGCAAGATTAGCACACCCGGAAAAGAAAAGGCGTTTGTTGCTTTAAGAGAGATGTTGAAGATTCGACTTCCCCAGTTTTTAGGTGCTATGTTTGAGTCTGGTATAAATGACGGTTGGGCTTCAATATTTGCAAGGGGAACTTCTGAATTTATCTCACAGGGAACTACTTCTTATCCACTATCTCCTGCTGCAATATCTGAACGGATTCGGAATAAAATAGCCAATGATAATTACAATAAGATATGGGATGATTTGGGGCCAAAGGCACAGAAGAAATTAAGAAAGAAATTCCCAACTATTGAGCAATCTGAACAAGAGGCCAAGTTTACCCGAAGGCAAAGAACTACAGAGTTTGAAATTAAATATGAACCTCTTGAACTAAATAAAAGTGTTCAGAAAAACCTTGAATCATTGTTTATTCCCATCCCCTCGGTGTCAAGAAGAATTGCTACCAACTGGTTCTTGAATGACCAGAGGTATGAAAACTATAGGGATTTATCCTCCAAGTATATCAATACCCGATTAGGAAAGTTGTTCTTAAAGCCGGGGTGGGTAAACTTAAAAGAGGAACGAAAAATTGAACGAGTAACTAAAGAGATTGAGTTTGCCAAAGAGTTGGCTCGAAGGCAGATTGAAAAATTAGCAAACAAGGAATCCAGATGAAAAACAAGACATTAGGTGAACGAATGGCCGTGTGCGAAACTATATTGAAAGATATTAAGATAGATTTACAAAACCATCTGGCCCACCACTGGACATTTAATATGGTATTGCTTAGTGCTATTGCCGTTGAAGCTGTTGCATTTCTTGTTTTAGTTATTAAGCACGTTCTGTAAATAAAAAGGGCTTCCCCCCGACCAAGAGAAGAAGCCCAAGGGAAAGAATAGATTATTTTGGCCACAAATAAATTAACCCATTTGCAATGCCAAACAGACACCCTATGATACCCTCTTTCCACCTTCCTAAACAAAAGGAAATAAACCCTATACCTAACTGACTTATTACACAGAAGATGCCAAAGAGTAGATATGCTACTTTCATTTCTTTACCTTCTTTCTGTGTTTTGGTTTAGTTTTCTTTTTTGTTAGATTCCCATACCAATCTTTAGTAAACTTCTTGGGGTCATAGTCTGGGTCTGCCATTAGTCTATCCTCATCAATCTCTCAAGTTCATTTATATCTGCTTCTGATAGTTGTTCCTCGGCCTCAATTCTTTGAAGTCCAGATATTATTTTAAATTTATAATCATCACTGCGATTTTGCCAATCCGCAAACAACTTTAAACATTCTGACGGTTGTAAAAAATACCCCTTCTTTGCATATTTCATACAACGTAATGTAGAAGATATTGGACAATGAATATTTTTTAATCTAAGTAAATTACGTTCTTCATCGTGTAAAAAATCACTGTCCACTAAGGCGGTTGTTTCATTGATTAACCCGCAACGAATAACTGTAAAATCAAAGTGGGATAAGATTGTTTCAAAACCTCCCATTGCAACAATAGCCCCATCCTTTATTGGTTTGATAATTTGAACTGTTTTGGAAAACTCTGGATTAGTTTCAAAAGTAAGTGCCATAGGATTATCATTTTTTACTTTCAAATTAAGATTTAATAAAGTGGTTTTCATTAAATCAAATACATCCTGATTTTCACAATAAATATCTACGTCCCCTGCCTTAGTTGGGTTTTCTTTAGGAGAACACATCCATCTAACATAACCACCTAAAATATAAGCATTTCCTTTTGTTGAGTGTGCCACATTACATAAAATTTCAAATAGTTTTCCAATTTCATTAAAACCTCTTTTGATTGGAACTTGAACAAAACCTAATTGTGATTTGTATTTTTCCATTAAATACTCCTTAAATTATATCTGGTAAAGGGTTTCAACTTATTGTAGTTGCGTTCAAGGTCTTTCACATCGTGGATGCAATGATTGAGAACATAGTCAAGGTCTTTCTTCTTTCCTTGTAAAGCACCTATCCAACTATGAAAATCCAACCTTGTTTTTTCAGTCTTTCCGTGCAATGCCTCGGCGATAACATTCTGTCTTTTGGAGTGGAGACAAAGTTTACTTTTGGCTATATCATAGGTGTCAATCATTTTTAGTTTACCATATTCAGGGAAGTCAATTCCGAGCATTATAGCTCTTGTTCTCAGGAAGGGAATATCAAAGCGAGAGAGATAATGTCCTATCACTACATCTATCGTTCCCAGAGCATTTACACAACTCTTTACAAGCCGTGCATCAAGAATCTCTTTCTCCAAATCATTTTTGCTAAAGACATCTGAAATGATTTCTGTTTCCCCTTCTCTTTTCATACACCACGCCAGCGCAATTCCGAAGTTGGCCTTTAGGTTAGAGGTCTCTATGTCTAAGAACCCAATTCGTGGAACAAGGTTGTGGGCCTTGTTATAGCAGTTGGCGTGCCTTAACCCGTTGTGGCGATGTTCACAAGTCCAACGGTTGCGTCTATCAATTTCTGTGGCTGTCCAATGGCCGGGAAAAATATGGTCTAATGTCATAATGAAATCCTTTCTTTTGCAATTTTACAATATTCGTTACTCACGTCAATTCCTATATAATTTCTTCCAAGTTGCTTTGCTGCAACGCAGGTTGTTCCGCTTCCACACATTGGGTCTAACACAACATCATTTGGATTACTCCAACTTTTAATGTGGTCAATAGCAAGTTGTTCTGAAAAAATGGCGGGGTGTTGATAGGCAATTTTGTTTTTGGTTGATTTCATATACCCAACTTCATAAAACCAAATATTAGAAATGGTTTTTTCTTCATTTATAATTACATTTCGTTGTGTAGTTTCTCCGTTCTTTCCTCTGAAAGTTCCAACTTTTCCTTTTCCCCCCCAAATACACTTTTCTTTTATGGGATTAAAGGTTTTTGGTTTTCTTTTGCTGAATATAAATACGTATTCAAAACCATTGGCATAACGATTGCTGTTTTTTTGTGCAGGTAAATAGTTGTTCTTTGCATAAATCATAGTATCGTGCAAATTAAACCCTAATTTTTTAAAATAAAGTGCTTGTTCAAAAGAAGTCCCCGTTTCACTTCCATCAACCGTAGCATCACCAACGACCCATACAATAACCCCGCCTGTTTTAAGAACATTCTTTAATCTTAAAACAATCTCCTCAAAAGGAAAATCATATCCCTTATAATCTCTCAAATTATCATAAGGTGGAGAAGTAACCACAAGGTCAATACCACATAAAGGAAAGGTTTTTAATACATCTACACAGTTTCCACAGATTATCTGATTGATAGGTAATTCCACTTTAATCCTTTCCAATATTTTCTTCAATAATATTTGCGTAAAAAAGCACAATCTTCCCGTGTTCTTCAAACCAGTTTTTCTCTAACCTGCACCCAGAGGATTCTTCCCAGTTGGGGGCAAGAATAATCCCATCAAAGTTGGTTTTTTCAATAAAATCAAGGTCTAACTTATACCACATTGTATGTTCGTGTCTCTGGAGAAACTCTGGTGTAGCTCTGTGAATCGGGTGGGTGTGGGAAATGGGGGAATAGATATTATACCCCGCCAGAAAAAGTCTCCCGCTTCGGTAGTTACAGAGATTAAAGTTGGCCTCCTCACCTTCTGGAACAAAGTTGCCGTGTTGGTCTTTAACCGTATAGGGATGCCCCAGATAGTAAAACCCCTTACTTATTTTTTCCATTATTTTTCCTTTCATATTCGGGCATATCACAAACTGTTTCTCTTGCCATTAAGCCCTTTTCAACCATTGCCTCAAAATGCATTATAAACTGAGCATTTACTGCTATAGCCGCAAGGTGGTCTTCATCCATCAACCCTGTTTTATACTGTTGTAGGTGTCTTTCCAGAGAAGCAATACAGCGGCTAATTGGAATACCTTTTTCCCAGTTCCTTTCTGAATACTTCTCAGCACCTTTTCTCATCCACTCTCCACAACGAAGTTGAGCAAAGGGAGAAATTAAATCGGGTCTTGATTTACCTTCGGCTGTATCCCGAACCGCACCTGTGTTAAACTCCTGACGTTTTCCCGAATCGTGCATACCTGTTTCCTCTTTTGTTTCAATCAACTCAATATCTTTTTCTCTCACATACCAAGTTCCCCTCAACTTATTGCCAGCATCTATTGTAATAGGAAGTTCATCAGCTGGGTTAATATGCACAATAACAGCAGTTGCACCAGAAAGAGGAACATTAAAAATACTGCACATTTTTTCTAATTCTTTTTTTGTTGCTATGACTTTAACCTTATTACCTACCTTTAACATTTTTGTCTCCTTTAGAACATAAAATACATCTGGTTTTACACTTGTGTCTTACCCCTCTGGCATCTGTCCACTCATCCTCGAAATACCCCCCTTGACAAATGCACTTGCCCCCAAAAATTTTTTTGTAATTTTTGTCAAATTTTCTCTTGTCAACCTTTCGGTAAACATCCCCCTTCCCACTATTTCCGTCAACCATATTTTACCTGAGATAATTTTTCATTCCTATATATACCCCAAAAATATTTAAAATTGAAGCACTATATAATTCTCGACCCAAAAAAACAAAAATAAAAATAAGACAACCAGCAGAATATAAAGCCCACCAATTCTTGTTTTTAGGACATTTATACAATGATAATAAGACCATAAAGGCTGCAATTGCATCAAAAAACAATATCATATTTTACCCCAATAAAACATATAGTAACATTATTATTATACCAATTCCACCAGCAATGTCAACTAAAATAACAAGAAGTTTCATAAATTTTTTAACCTTTCTGTATATTCCTTAATGACCCATTCATAGAGTTCTCTGGGGTTTTTGACCTTTTTCTTGGATTCTTTCTGGAGTTTTACCACATTTACCCCGCTTGCCTCAAGATTTTTTCCAAAAACATACTGTTCTCCGTTCTTAAAAATATTACATAGTGGGCATTGTGGTCGAACATTATTTTCTGAAAATCGAATATTCAAAAACTTCCGTGAAAGAAAGTGACCGGTGTGCATTTGTTCCCACTTTTTTATGGTAATACAGGTGTAACATTTACACAACCCATTTACTGCTCTACTTCGTCTAAGCCACAGACTAAACACTTTGTCCGCTTTCTTGCGGAGGGATTTTAAAGATAATTTTTTCATAAATTACTGTCTATCCATTGTTTTGTTTTCTTAGTTCCCTCTTTTAGATACATCTCACGCACGTCTTTAAAACCAAAGGGGTATAATATTTTACTGTTCGGTATCATCTTCTGCAATTTTTTAGACCCTTGAATCCCGCATTTGTCGGTGTCAGAAATAATATACAATCTATCAGATATAATTGGGTAAGGAAATCTATCAACCATTAAAGCATTAAATCTGCCATAAGCCAAATATCCCAATTCAGTTATAACAGCAGTATCAGTAAATCCTTCACAAATAAAACAAGGAGATAACAAATTATAGTTTCTTTTTTGGTTTATAAACCACCCGTGTTTGCTATATCTCTGGCATTTCTTCTTTCGTTCTCCATTTTCAAACCAAGTCTCCTGAATACCACAGATTTCAGTTTCATCATACATAGGGATTAAGTAAACACTTTTAGTATAGTCTCTGTTTGGATTCCAGCCAATGTTAAATTTTTCGATGGTTTCTAATGAGACCCCCACCATTTCGGCAAGTTGTTCTAATGCTTCTGGACATTCCCCTGTTTGTAGTCTTTTTTCCCAATCAACTTTGGGTCTTTCTTCACTTCGCATTTCTACAAAACCTTCTATTATTGGGTTAGTTTTTAACCCCATCAATCTTGCAAACTTTTTGGGTGAGCCATTTATCCCACAACCCCAGCATCTAAAAAATAATCTAAAAGGGTTGGTTTTATTTATAGTAAAAGATGGTTTAGTCTCGTTGTGAAAAGGACAAAAAAATCGCCAGTGCCTATCATCTTCACTTTGCAACTTTAACAAATTATACGGATAAGGCAAAACCATCAAAACTCACTTTCAAGTTTAAAATTTGGACTTTTAAAACTCATCTGACCACCGAGCCAAACGCAGGGGATACGTCCCGTTGGCCCGTTTCTATTCTTTGCCAGTATCAGATATGCCTCTCCATCATCCACAGCGTCTTTGTTGCTCTGTTCATAAATGTTATAGTAAGCGGGGCGGTGAAGAAGAATAATCTTATCACAGGTTTGTTCAATTCCCCCTGTTTCTCTAAGGTCAGATAGTCTTGGTTCGTGGTTTTCCCGATTGTCCACCCCTCGATTAAGTTGTGCAGACACGACCATAGCAATATTCATCTGTTTGGCAATCTCCCTGATGTTCTCTGTAATCCTGTCAAGTTCTTCATACCTCTGGCGTTTCATTGTAGCCGGTCGAACTAATTGAAGATAATCAATAAATACCACATCAAAGTTAATATGAGTTTCTTTAAGAGTCTCCCATATATTCACTGGGGTCAACCCAGTTCTATCGTCTATCCACAACAAAAGTGTTGCTAACAAATCTGTTGTTTCTTTCTTTACTTCAACCAACCCCTTTTTCAAATCTGTGTAACAGACTTCTTGTTTATTAGTTATCATTCTTTCAATCAGTTGTTGTTTTCCCATTTCCAGAGAGAAAATCCCCGTATTGAACTTCTGGGCGGTAAATAGAGACATATCCACTACCATTGCCGTTTTACCAATCGAAGGTCTCCCAGCTATCAAGGTTAGTTCCCCCCGCTTAAACCCCAGACTCATATCATCAAGCTGGGGAAAGCCGGTGGAAATCTCAACCCCAGAGATTATGTTTTGGGCAACAGAATCAAGAGTGGTTTTTAGTGGATTCATTATAAGAGTCTTATATTTGTATATGTTGTTTGATTCTTAATTGTTTCATCGGTAAACCAATTTGCAAGCCCCATTTTATCAAAAACAAAATAATCAAAAGCCCCGTTGGGGAATTTTTTTAGAGTATTTTCAATGATTTCTCTTTTTATCAGAACCCGTAAACTTTTGGTGTTCCAAATTTCGAAATCTGCTAACATAACAGACCATTTTTCTTGCCCTAATTCCGCTTCCAACGTCCTCTTGTTTTCTTCCAAAACCGCTATGTCTTTCTTGCATTGTTCGAGTCTTTGTTCAAGACCACATTGATAACCCTTTTCTTCAAGATTCATTTTTGTTCTCCTCAAACCTTTCTTTAAATGTTTTTGTTTCCGGCTTAATTTCTCCTCGGCGTTTAGCAGCCCTAAACCAAGTTTGGACTACCCCTTTCCAGTTTTTATAAGGAAGTCCACGATTATCCACCCACCCAACAGACTCATTTTTCCAGAAGAAATACCCAACATCAATAGTAGTATATCCTATGGTTCTGGCATAATTGGCAATTTCATCGGTTGTAGGTTTCTTAAACTTTGCCGCAAGTTTATAGGGGCATTTAGAGCAGTCTTTAGCCATTCCGTTTATCTTTCTTTATTTCATCTTGCTGGTTTATGTAATTATCCATACACTCTCGGTGTTTTTCCTCTGAGCAATCACCCCGAAACACACAATCTGAGCAATTTGGGGTATCTTTATGCCTTCCCATAGACTTATTCAATCCTGACGCATCTTGAGGGGTTTTAGGGCATTAGAACGGGATGTCCGAACTGTCTGGTTCTGCTTGTTGCCCTTTTGTTCGGGTATCTTCCGACACCGCTAATGAGAGGAATTTGCCTTTCTTTCCCTCTTTAAGCCAAGCGGCAAGACGGTAAGTTGTTCCTTCAATGGTCAAATTTCCTGTGTAATCAGGATGCTTCGCTGTCTCTTTTTTGAGGTTCTTAAAGAGAACCCCACTATTGTCTCTTGGTTCAAAAGCCATTATATTCTATCTCCTTTAAAAATGTTTCCAACTATTTCTACTTTCCACGTGGTATCCCCAAGTTGACAACTATTGTTGTATGCTTTAATTTTATCACGTACTTTAAGAAACACAATCGGGTCTCTTTTCCCTTGAAATTTAAGGTCATAATATCCAAAGTCCCCGTGTTGTGGTTCTTTCTGCCTTTCTAATCCCACTTCCAACTTTTTCTTTTCAACCTCAAGTGCTGCTATGTCTTTCTTATTTTGTGCTAATCTTTCTTCAATGTCCATTACATACCACCTTTCTTATTTTCTAAATCATCAAATATGTTTCCAAGAACCGTGTAGTAAGATAAACAATCGTCGGCATTTCCGTCAAAATGACCCTCCCTTGAATAGCTGTGCATTTTTTCATTCCTTGGGGCAAGAAATAAAAGCCGTGTTCCAGTATCATTTCTACCATAATCACCATTTCTTAGGGGTTTCTTTTTTGATTCTTCAAGTTGTTGTTTCTCCAGTTTTGCCTTTTCTTCCAGAAGTCTTTCGGTATCAATTTTGTTCTGCTCCAGTCGTTCCTTTATGTTACTATCTTTTGTTCCCATTTTGTCCCTTTCTTTTTGTAACTCCGCTTCCAATCTTTCAGTTAATATTTTAGCTGATTTTCTAAACTCAGGGTAATTTTGGTTTATAAAGTTGTGTCTGCAAATTACCCACTCTTTACAACAATTATTTTCATATTCTAAACAACACCCATTACACGAATCCCTGTTAAGATATTTCTTTCTTTGGCATAAACCACAAGTAGTATCACCAACATATAATCCTGTCAATTTTTTAAGTTTTTCATCAGACATTTCAGACAATACTTCCCACTTTCTGATTGAAATTTCCAAAGCCGCTTCATCTGATTCTTTTGCTGCCTCTATGATTTCTTCTTGAGTTGGTAACTCGTTGATTTTTTCAAGTTCATATTCTAAAAATGTATTGTTTGTAATATAGGGTTCTACAAATTTTACTCTCCAATCATATCCTTCATATTCACATTTACACTGTATTACACCAACCCGCCCCGGATAAGCACCACGTTTTGCATTTTTTAAGACTTTTACCTTATCACCAATTTTTAACATTTTAGTCTCCAAAAATTTATTGAGGGTTTCTTCTGCTTCTTGTTTTGAGTGGTAGTAGCCAGTGGCATCTTTAACATCCCCCTTTTCAAAGGTCAACTTATGTAAAGTCAAATCTTTCCAAAGATATTTTCCATTCGTAATATACCAACCACAGAGTTTGCTATTATAAATTCCAAAATCATCTTTCTTCATTTTTTAATTCCCCAAAATTTTGATGGCGGAAGCACAATTACCCCGTGTTCTGCCATATCCATTATGCTTTTATCAATCAATTCCGACCAATCTTCCTTAGTAAAAGAAGCCCCGCTTGAACGGCTGCGTATTCGTTCCTTCGGTGTTCCCTTGTCAATAGTTAAAAACTTTTTGCATAAATAGCCATCAATCTCATCTGCTACCCAACCGGCAAAATCCCCCTCATTCACGGCTGCACGGACAATACAGGAGAAGTAGTATCCACGCTGGGAATCTGTGCCGTCCTCTTGTTCTTTCTGGAATGTTCCCTCAATTCGCTTATTTTCCAACCTCTTAATCCAAAGTTTGCAGATGTCAGGGTTGTCCCAAACTACTTTGCCATCTTTCACCACACCATAAAACTTAGCTTTCATAATATATTTCTCAATTCCCCTATCTTTTTATATTCATACCCTTTGAAAGTTCCATCTTTTGTATCATCTATTCCACATTGGTATCCACTGCCATCAAAACAATGCAATTTATCATCTACTTTAACCACAATTCTTTTACTTCCGTGAAATTCTATAACATCCCCCGCCTTAAAAACTACCTTCTCTTGTTCTTTCAATAAAAGCAACTCCCTCTCCAACCTCTCTTTTTCCTCTAACAACCTTTCTGTGTCAATTTTGTTTTGTTCGAGCCGTTCTTTAATGTTCATTTTATTTTTCTCCAAAAATTTCTGTAAAGTTAATTCTGCTTGTGTTCTTGTATTATAATAAACAAGTTTCTTTGTATTTTCAATTCCAATCTTTTTTCTCTTGATGTCCCAATTCATTAAAGTTAAATCAGCAAAAAGGTAAATATCCCACGTTGAAGTAATATACCATCCATCGAGATTTTGTTTAATTTTTAAATTCTGTATGTCCACTTTCTTGTAACTCCTTTATTTCTGAACACCTATGGCAATCAATAGGAATTCCCTGCTCAAAACTCCCTATTGCTTTGGGGTCAGAGGTAAAAAATCTCTCACCGCATTGTTTACAGCGAATCTGGATTATGCATTTCATTATATTCTACACAATCTAATAATGACCAGTCAGGAAGACACTCATTCTCTTGATATGCCATTTGTTTTATAAGGTGTATTTCTGTTGGATTAACACATCTTCCATCATCTTTATCTCTCCATATACATTTCTTTCTCATACAATATATGCTATTTGGCATCTTCTTTTTCCTTCAATACTAAATATTTTTCTTCTCCAAACTTAGGGCAAAGGGACAAACCGACCGCACACCGCAATACCCCAAACACCGCCTACATTCCGACTTTCGCTGCACAAGTCTTATTATACCACTTGCTACACCCTTTGTCAAGTTGTATTCCAAAATATATTTATTTGCTTCTTCGTAGGTATCACAGAGTTTAACAGCGTTTTTCCTATCTTTTTGCATTACTGCTATCTTTTCGACTCGACACCACTTGTCCTCATCATTGCATTGATAATCTTTCTGTCTGTGTAAAGTCAGCCGAGACTGAATAAACTGGTCTGTTTCTTCCAGAGGCCAGATTTTTAAGTCTGTTTGAAAATATCTCTGCTGGGGGTAGTCTTTGTTGCGGGTCTGGTATTCTGTCCAGTCTTTGATAAAACAAAAAATTCTTAGAAACTCGGCGGGTTTATCACCCGATTTTATCCTGAGCCAGTTTAAAATGTTCAACTGTTCCTCAAAATGCTTTTCTTTATCAAACACCCAACTCCAGCCAGACATCAACTTATAGTCCCCTATTCCTCTGTTGGTTAAATCGGCCTTTCCAACAAGAGTTAAATCACCAACCCTTACTTCCCACTTTTTTTCAGCCATGCAACCATCGGGGATGTGCTTCTCAAATGCAGAGTGCATTGCTTGTCCAAGAAAGCCTGTAAAATAATCCGAAGCGGGGACAACTATATTATCCCATTCTTTTAGGGTTAATTGCCTGATTTGTGGGCTATCTATTAAAGCTGTTACGCCGATTCGTTGTGGGTCTGGTTTGTAGTTCGGGTCTTGGCCCTCGATGGCTTTCATATATGCGGGGGGGAAATTAAGGTCATTTACTATACGCATTATTTTACTCCTTCATTGCCTCTCAATAAAAATAAATGGTTACAGGGCCAAGGTAGAAACAATAACTTTTACAAAAAGGTCTGCCCCAATAATTCCACCCAGTTTTAAATCCAAACCAACCTATTTGCCACTTGCCTATTTTCATAGTTATATCCTACCAACCTCCTCTCAAAAAGTCAACAATAAAATTAAAATTTCTTTCAAGATTTGCCTAAATGGTTGTCAATTAAAGACTTATATCTTTTTAGATTTCTAATTTTTTTAACCACTTTAGCAAAAATAGGATTATAAATTATTCCCCCTAAATAAGTATCAAAAGTTTTTATTAGTTTTTTATCTGGATGTTTTCTCAGAAAATCCAAAACAGATTTTATTGCGTGGTATTCTGATAAAAAATTTGGTGGATATTTAACTGGATGTAGGCATCTGCACTTAGTTTTATCACAAACGGCGTGCCCAATTTCGTGAAGCAGACAGATAATGGTTGTTTCTCTGTCCATACCCTTTTGAATTTCTATTAGAGGAATTTTTTGTCTCCACGCCCCACTATATGCTCCATTGCAATCAGATAAATTTGTATATACAATTTTTACGGGTGAAAGTTTTTCAATTTCTTTTAATTCAATCATCAGATAAATCAACCTTTACTGGAGATTTTTTAGACTTGGCAAACTTTGCTCTTGTAAATTTTGGGTCATATTCCTCCCAGTCAACATCTTCTTTGTGAACAATCATCTTGCAAGGAAAGAGATAATTATAGAGGTCAAGAAGCTCTGCCTTGCCTAAATGGTCAAGGGCGGTTTCTATTTCGTCAAGTAAATCAGATTTTTTTAGTTTCATATATAATTACAGGCCACTTCTCGGCGTGGCCAAGCCATTTTTAGGAGGAATAAACTATCTGTCTCAAAATGATTCTTACCCATTTTAGATTATCAAAAAGTGTTGCCTCAATCAAATTGTCTGCTTCCTCAAGGGTCATTTTTATTTTCTCAACAATTCAGGGTTCTCATAGATGTTGCCAATAGCCTCAAGAAATCTATGTTGAGTTTTCAAGTAATCATAGGATTCATCGTCGCCTTTTACAATAAATCCAGAATCCTTGTATTCAATTATCCCTTCTCGATGAAACTTATTCTTGTACCCACATTCTTTTTGTGCAATTATATCCCCCTCGTATATTTCCTTCCCGTTCTTGTCGAGTAGGCCGGTGAATTCCATAAGGACTAAATCATCGTGAAATGTTGTAATTTCTTGTTTGTCAATACAACCCACAATAGCAAATATACCGTCTTCTCTTTGAGATAGTCGATACAAGTCCTCACTTCTGACCATTTGTTTAGTTTTTTTATCCCACGCTCTGAATTTTATATCTCGCATTATTTCCCCACAATTTTAAGCAAATGTTCTGCTATCCCCCTTAAAATGTTTTCAACCCCGGCGAGCCATACTAAAACCGCTACAATTACAACAAGTTCAGCACGATATAAAAAGCGTTTTATCATATTATACCAGCCCGGCATCAACCTTTAGGCCAACATAGGGTTTTGTGGTTTTGTTGTGCCGGGCGTTCCCCCCTCAAAAGTGCTTTTTGTTTATAATGTAGCAATATCCCATCTATCCTGTTTAAATACTGTTTGACAATCCAAGCATAATGTAGCATCTTCTATAACCCTGGCCTCGGTCGGGTCAACTACACATTGACAAACATCACAAAGTAAAATGCCTTCCTCTTTTTCGTCCTCTGTTTCATATTCATCATAAGTATATTTGCCAAAATATGCCCTTGTAAAGCCAAAACTGTATTGCTTATTTGAAAACCAGCAACCGTCTTTCCACTCTCCGGCTGATTCATTTATAATGCAATAGTGTTCCTTACTCATAAAAACAAATTTTGAGTGTTCCTCTTTTGCGTAGTTTTCTAATAATGTCAAAATAGCTGTATTTGCAAGCCAACCCGCCGGAAGTCCAGCAATAACCTTTTCACAAAATAAAGCTGTATCGCTCATTGTCGAATTTTTTGGTGTGCAATACTTACTTAAAATACCGTTGTGCATAACTCCAACATCATTTACAACAAAGGGGTGCATCATATCAATTGCGTGCTTATCTCCGTGCGTTGCAAGTCGAAAATGAACAGCAAATAGGGTGTTCGGGTGTTCACGTTCACAATTTCTAAACCCCTTGTAGAAATCCCTAAAACTTGTAAAACCCTTTTTGACAATCAACCTATCAGCAACAAACATAAAACCAATACCATCAGAATTTTCAAGAAAACCTTTTGAAAGTTCTTTGCGTGTAATATGTTTATCCGGGGGTTTTACTATTATAAGGCACATAGTTTCCTTTTTACCATAAAATCCAATAGGTTCGGGTATTCCTTGCGTTCCCGTTTTACATAGTCAACAAAGTTTTCAATTGTCAACGATTTTAGACTTTCCAATAACGAAACTTCTCCAAGTTCTAAAGTCCATTTATAAACAGCTTGACAAAATTCCACATTCTTACAAAAACTTTTTAGGTTCAAAGTGCCTTTGAAAATCCGCACTTCATAAGTATTTTTATTTTGAGTATTGACGGCTGTATAACGTCCAAAATCGTTACCGTCTTTCACTTTATATACTAAGTCTTTTGTTTGGGTGTCCCACAGAGACGACCACTGATTCATTTGGTCTCTAAGACGCTGGCTGATTTTCAAGATAAAAGACTTGTTTTCCTCATTTAAGTAAAAAAATGTTAAAAACCTAAAAAAGTGCAAAGTCGAAAATGCTGTTTTTGACAAGTGTATATGTATCCCGCAAGTGCTGGTCTCATAACTGCTAAACTTTTTACTTCTTAACCGTCCCAACATAGCTGAAAATTCGTTTAAGTGTTCATTATACCACAACCAGCTAAACGGCATAGTAACTATTTCAAAACCATTATTTATACTGCTGTCCTCTTTTGCGTATGTCCAGTCCGGCAGGTGTCCGACAATACAATCATAATCGCTGCCGTATGATTCGACTTCTAACTCTATACCAAAAAATAACGGGTTTTTAGTGTCTTTTTCACTTTTGTAAAAAGTCAGTCGTGGTTTATAGTCATGGTCATGTATATTTTCATTATCTTGCGGATAACAGTTTTCGCAGTAACATCCATCTTGGCCCTGGTGGTATCTCAAGTCGTCATTACAAAAAGTTTTACTACAACCATCACAACAGCCAAAATTATCATCAAAACAGCTTTCACAATAATAATCTCCGTCAAATTCCTGCAAATCATCTAAAGCTACTAAATTTTCACAATGTTGGCAAAACCCAAATTCCTCATCCCGGCACATTTCACAGTAGTATTCGCCGTCAATTTCTGTTAAGTCATTATCCAAAAACAGACTATTACAACCAAAACAAGGTATATGTTCTGGCCTACATTCCGGGCAATAGTCCGTCCCGGATATGTTCAATAACCTGTTTTGAGCAGTTTTGGCGTTACAGTTCGGGCAGTTCATAGTTATTTTGGTTTATATCTTATGCACTGGTCCAGAATGGTCTTTTTTGGCTGATGATAGACACATTCTTTATTGTAATATTGGCAGTTTTTACAGTTTATAGGTTTTTTCATATTTCCTCCTATATTTGACTACATCATACACAAATAGGCCAACAAAGTCAAGATAAAAATTTCTTTTTCAAACATTTTCTTTAATCCCTTAATTGACAATACTTTACATTAAAAAGTCGGGGGTGAAAATCAAGTTAGTGCATACTATAAATAACTTATTCTGTATTATACCGCCGGGCTGTTAAGCCCGGCTGAAAAAGAGGAGTAGTGAAGATTATTCCAACGGTTTTGTTTGCATCTTTGTAAGCGTCCTCCCGCCGCCACATTCCGGGGTGTTCTTAACTTCACAGTCCTTACAGGCACTTAATCCGTTAAACTGTATCAACCAGCAATCTGATGTTAATGTGTTTTGGTCTATTTCTTTTGATTCAGTGATAACAACCTTATTGTCTTTCACGACCGCTTTTTGGTATAACATTCTATTTCCTCCTAAAAAGTGTTATCTAACCTGTTTATAATATCGCCTATCTTCACCACAAAGTCAAGAAAAATCTTGTAATTATGTTAAAATTCTTTTATAGGACGTTGTTAATAGTCCCCTGTAACAGTACTAACAGCAATATTATATAATCACCCAATATCACCCCGTTGTATATGTTTATATAACCCCTTGTTGCATCAATAGTTATAGGACGTTGAGGCAAGAGACCGGGGAGGGGGGACGCTGTAAATAAGGAAATAAAGAGGCGGTAAGCCACTGAAACATTTTTATATAATTTTAGAAAATTTAGTTATCCTCTCAAGATTCTCTTGCATATTCAACTTTTTATATGCCCTTCTTACTTTCCATAGAAAATACCATTTATTATACCAGTGTAGTTTCTTTTGTCTATAATAACAATCAAACTTCATTTCACGCCGCCTTCTTTTTATATAAGTTGTTTATTTACAAAGAATTAGAAAAATTTACATATATAATCATATAGTTTTTTAATACATTTATCACATATGGGTTCTGTATAATCTATAGTTAATTTTCCAAAGGATAAAAACATAACAAATGAGCGTCCTTTTGCTGGTATTCTTCTTTTATTGCAGATATTGCATTTTATTTTCATAAACCCCCCATTAAATAGTCCTAAAACACGCCAGAATCACTAAGGATTGATTTTTACCTAATAATGTCTATACTCATACCCTCATCTATCATATTGTTGTTTATCACTACCTCTGCCCAGTCCTTATCTTTATTCTTTTCTGCCAGTTTCATCCACGCCTCAAAAGGTGTTTTTCCTTCTTCTTCAAACACTATATTGACCCTAAATCTAAATTTTCCCATTTTTAGTCCCTTTTGTCATAATTAGTAAAAAATAAGGTAAATAACTACACAATAAAAAATCTCTCATCTACCAATGCCATTAAAAATACTGCCCATTGTAGTTGACCTAACCTCATTCAATTCTCCCATCAAAATAGATATTTCTTTGTTTCTCTCCAAGTTCTACAAAGTTTCCAATTTCCATAAGTCCCTAAGTTCCATTGAAATAAATAGTTTAATATTGTCCAAGAAAAAGCGTTGTAATCCTCTCTTTTAGGTTTAGTAATCAGTGGAAATCTACAAACAAACAATGCTTTCAATGGTATCCATTTCTCTATTTTCAATCGTCTAAATCTCATTTTATAATCCCATCAAAAAATATTGTAAATTCACAATCTTGGAACGGTGATGAGACCTTGTTTTTGACACATTTTGCCTTCACCACCATTCCAACAACCTCTTTCTTTTCCTCCTTGTTGCCTTTCCTTGACAGACGCAAACGAACTGCTGCGTAAAAAGGCAGGGCAAGACCTCCGGCGGTGGTTTCGGGATTTCCCCACATTCCTATCTTCATCCTGATTTGGTTGATAAAGATAACCACAGTCTTGCTTTTTGAGAGAGAGGCGGCAATCATTCTCATTGTCTGACTCATCAATCTGGCCTGTAAACCAATATTTGCGTCTCCTATTTCCCCCTCAATTTCCGCCTTTGGAACTAAAGAAGCCACATCGTCCACTACAATCACTTGAAACTGTTCAGACTCAATCAGGCGTTTTAGAATATCAAGGGCTTTCTCGGCATAGTCAGGTTGGGTCAGAATCAACTTATCTGTGTTCACCCCGAGTTTTCTGGCCCAATCTAACTCAACGGCGTTTGCCATATCAATAAAGGCACATTTTCCCAGTTTTTGACCAGAGGCAACCACCTTGAGAGAAAAGGTTGTTTTACCACTTCCCTCTGGGCCAAATACCTCAATAATCCTTCCCTTTGGACATCCACCACCTATTATTGAATCCACAGGGGTTTCAGAGGGGATAAATTCAACTTTGAGATTTTCCTTGTCAGATATTTCAAAAATGGTTCTCTCCCCATAATCAGAATTTATTTTGGCCAAAGTTGATTTTAATTGGTGCATAATTTATCTCATTTTAACTACAATTTCCCCAGATACAGGACGGGTATTTCTAAGAGTGTCCTGTCTTACGGAACTAATCAATTTTGTTGGCCGGACTATTACACTTCCCGGAGGGGGTTTTATCATTTAAGTTTTTACCTGTTTCACGTTTATATCTTTTTTCATAGTATCTATATTCTTTCTGTCTTTCTTTCTCGGCCAACTGTGTTAAAGGTGGTTTTATTTTCAAGAAACAACAGTATTTGAACTTAATCTTTGAACCACAGAGGCAAGGTTCATTTCTTCCAATGGATATATTTCTATGAATTGGTTGTGTTATGCCTTTGTTCATCAAACCCCCTCAAGTTACTAAACCAAAATAACCAACATAAAATACGGACACTAAATTCCCGCCATTTGTTTCCTCGAAAATCAGTCCATCTGTGGAAAAATATTTCTAATGGCAAAGCCCAAATTTTAGGTGTAAACATAATTTTCATCTTGTCTCTTCCAACCCCTTTCTCTGGTGTGGTGTGTAAAAACACTCTACCAGTTGATTAAATTCTGTAACCAATTCAGGATGTTTCTCTTTTAATACCGCACGAAACGCCTCAACAGTATTGCCCCAGATGGCGAAGTCCTGCCTCCCGCTTTCTGGTTTCAGATAAAGGAGAACACAACCAATATCCTTGTAGTTTATATTAACATCTTTAAGTTCCATAACCCCACCGTTTCGCACTCTCTTTTATAAATTTGTAAATATTGACCTTTAGGTCTTGTTCTATAAACAGAAAAAATTGTTTCAACTTTGTTTGAGGAACTAAAACATCCAAAGTAAGTTCATTGGTGGCCAAAGGGTAATTTACATTAACCTTCAAATGTCTTGCCTCATCCAAATAAAGACAACTTACCAGAATATAATGGGCCTCAAACTCCTCCATAAGTTTGTCTTGTAGCCCCAATATCTGTTGCTTAACTGTTAGTTTTCCCATTTCCCAATCTCCAGATGAGATAGATAACAACTAAAAAATCTACCATAAGTTTTAGAACAAGCCAACCAATAGTAGTTAAATCGGTTTTTGTCATTAGAAATACTTTATATCTGTCCATTTAGTGAAGTCGGCCTTGCGGTTTTTAGGCCAATCGGTGGGTAAAGAACCAAAATACCCTCCGATATTTATTAACCAAATAAAGGGATTTAAAATTTTAAGTAGTTTTTTCATTTTATCTTCTCAATTCTTTGGATACAACCATAGGGTATTACCGTATAATCACATTGTTGTCCCCCATCGTGTCTGTTGTGTGCAATTATAATCCACTGTATTTTTTTATTCTCTTTATGACATTCTTGGTAATATCCAACGGTTGTGCAAAGAGGTGGTCTGAGATTCTTGAGTTCACTTATATTAGTCCACGTTGGAACTGATTCTGTATCAAACCAAAATACTTCAACAAGTTCTCCCCTTTCAAGTTTTTTTCTTTTCATAAATCCATTCCCAAGTATAATCACATTTACAATCGTTGTTTACTGCAATTTTATTTCCTTCCTGAATTACTAAACACCCATCACCATCCCAATACCACCCAATGTGTATATTCCCCTTTGTAAAGACAAAGAAGCCACCTCTTTCATCCCCATTAAAATATCCAGAAAGTTCTGCCAGTTTTTTCCAAATAGAAGAATCTTGGGATAGCTTAATAAAACCTTTTTTTAATTCAAAAGTTGAGTAACAGCCGTAGGGTTTATGAAATCCTGTCATTGTCATACAAGGTTTGTCAATGAAGCAATACTCTCTTAGAATTTCACCAAATTCATTTGGGTCTGTAATTTTTTGGGTATCAATTTGTATTATCATTATTCACCTAAGTTATCCACAATCTTTAAATCCACAGGAAATCCAACACTCAATTTTACTATATTTTCCATTATCTCTTTCTCTGCTTTTCCACACATCTCGGCATATTCTTTTTTAACTTCTGTTGAGAAATCATCGTGAACAGTTAAAACCATCCTTGCTTCCCAATCAGGGTGTTCCTGATAAAGTTCTCTTACCTTTATCATAGCCATACGAAGAAAGTCTGCACACGCACTTTGAATCTTAAAGTTAAATGCCTGACGAATGGCTTTATCATTTATTTCTGTAAATCTTCTTTTACGTCCAAATATTGTAGAAACATAGTGGTTTATGATAAGTTCCTGTTTTGTTTCTCTTATGGCCTTTTTAACATCGGGATAAAGAGAAAAGAATGTATCTATCCACCGTTGGGCCTCATCCTCACTTACATTGTTATTGGCAGCAATACCCCTTGCTGTTGAACCATAGATAATTGGGAAGTTCACACCATTCTTCCCAATATGACGTTCTTTCTTGTATTTCTCTCTGGCCAAATCATTTTGTTTTGTTCCCTCTATAAATTCTTCATTAGTCAAAGAAAGAAGAAAACATCTATTAGCGGTAAAAAGATGTAAGTCTAATCCACGTCTAAATGCTTCTACCATAATCGAGTCGTTAGAGACAACTCCCAACATTCGCAACTCCTGACCTGACCAGTCTTTGTTTACTAATTTGTATCCTTTTTCAGCTATAAAGAGAGAACGTATTTTGTTAGTGTCTTTATCTATCTCTTTTGGAAGATTTTGAAGATTTGGTTCAGAAGAACTTAATCTTCCTGTCTTAGTTCCACAATCATTGAAAGAAGTTCTTATTCTCCCGTCTGAATCCAGAAGTTCATAAATTGGTTGAACAAATGTAGCAAGAATAGATGAGAGAGAATTATACTCCAACATCAAATCTATGAATTTATGTTTTCCTTTAAGTCTGGCAAGAGACCTCTTTCCAGTTGAAGATTTTTTCTTTCCTGACTTTCCCCCCTTTGTTTTATAGGGAAGTTTTAGTTTAAGTTGTTCCTCTATGATTTTTCTAACTTGGTCAGGGGAATCAAAATTCACAGGAGAAGATACCTCTGTGTGGCCAAACAGAGTGGGGGTTTCAATCATTTTCATCCCAAGAGATTCAACCATTTCCTGTTCAAGTAAAATCTTTCTGGCTGAGAGAACATCATCAATTTCTTCCAATCTCTCAGTATCAACTTTAATCCCATTTTTATATAAGTCAATTAAAACGAACTGAAATGGCATTTCCGCCGAGTAAAAAAGTTTCTTGAAATCTTTTTCAATAAGTGGTTTCTCTTTTTCATAAAGTTGGTAAGTCCAAATAGAATCATTTATTGCATAGTTTTTAAACATTTCCGAGGAATAGCCATTTACAACCGCTTTCTTAAAGGTAAGAACTTTTTCCCTTGGAACTTTCAAAACTCGAACCGCCAACTCTTTCAAGGCACAGGAATCATTTTCATTAAGAAGATGGGCAGCAACCATTGTGTCAAAGATTCTGCCATCCCATTTTATTCCGGCCTGTTCTAAAACCCGAAGGTCAAACACTAAATTGTGTCCAATAATCAAAGAATCAGATAACCAACAAAGTCGAATTTCAAACTTAATGGTTTCCAGAATATTTATGTAATCGTTGTTGTTTTCAAGATTTATATAACACGCCTGTTTGCCATCACAGAAGGAAATTCCTTTTAGACTACAACCCCAACGGAGACCGTCTGTTTCACAGTCAACGACAAGAGTGGGGATGTTGGCTGTTCTAAACCACTCTTGAACTTCTTTACAGGATTTTGGGAAAGATTTAATCATAATCAAATTCACTTATTCCAAAACCACCTTCTGCATCATCTGGCCCATTGTAATCTTGCAAGTGTGCTAAAGCAGAAGTTCTTCCGGGTCTTTGATGTCCATTACAGTCAAAACAATAGTTATCATTATATAATTTTTCACTTGGAACTCTTATTGGTTCTCGACAACAGGAACAAAAGTCTCTAAAATACACACTGTTTTCAATGGATTTACCAAAGGTTTCTAATTCTTTCTCAGTCAATTTTTCTGGGTTCATCATTTATCCTTTCTGTCTATAGTATAACATTACATATAGTAAAAGTCAAGTGTTTTCTCAAAAAAAGTGTATATTTTATAATAAAAAATATTTTTAACCATAAGTCCTTATTCTATAATAAGTTAAGTAAAACATTCAAAAATATTTATATTTTTATGGTCTTACCCCCTTGACAAACAATAAAGGGCGTGATACAATGATACTGTAAGGAGAAATTCTGTAAAACTTTATGAAAAGAACTATTGACCAATTTGACTTAGAGGCCGCAAAAGAGGCCGATGCTATAGACAGAATGAGACATTACACCAAAGACCCCGAAAAAGCAAGTAAAAGTGGCAAAATCAATCCAAAAAGATTGTTTGATAGTATTCGATGCCACGATGTTGAATTATTAAGTCCTCAAAAGTATAGACATTTCAAAAGATTTGGATTTTACAATCAATACAGGCCGGTGAGAAATGAAAACAAGCAACCGGTGGAGACAAAATGCGAATAGGTGTGGGAATCTTAACTGACAGGACATACCCCAGAGGGCCATCTAATGGAGTAAAATATATCTTTGGCCTGTCCTTCCAATTTACTAAGATAACCAAAGTTGGCTTTGAGACCACACACAACAGAACGGATTCTTATCTGTATGATTATATTGTAAGTAACTAATAGTTTTATAAGTTACTATTATATCTTAGTAAAGCTGGGGTCTATCTAAAATAAAAGTTTGGTAACCAGTTAACAAACACTCATTTTTTGATTAAAAATTCACATTGTGAAAGAACTGAAATTTAAAAACAAAAAACCAACCCCCTTGGTTGCTTTTGTAGATGATGATGATTTTGATTCTTTAAATACCCAAAATTGGCATATAAGATGTGCTAAAAAGGGGGTATATTATGTGTTTAATAGTAAAAATATTGGATTACACAATATAATAATGGGGATAAAACAAGGTGGTGGGTTACAGGTTTATCATATAAACTACAATCCTTTAGACAACAGAAAGGAAAATTTAGAAATTGTAACCCGCTCTGAAAATATAAGAAAAAGAAATTCCTTTATTATGCAATATAGAGATAGGGGAATTGTAAAAGTTCGTTCTTTTCAAGAACGTCAAATAGAAAACCTCTTTATTTCTCTAAAAACAAGGGCGATATGAAAAAGGTTATTTTAATTGTATTAACTTTAATGATTATATCATTTACAAGTTGTCAACAATCTCATATCATAGTTCCTAATCCAGCCAACCCCTCTGACCCCAATTCTACTATGGAACTCTGGGGGGAGGCCGCTAATATCTGGATTCAACAGATGGCGGACAATGTGACCAATGAAGCCAGCAGGATAGAGGACTTATTCCGGTATAACGGAATAATGTATGCCGGTCTATTTATTATTTTACTTGGCGGGGTTCTCTTCGCCCTTCTCACTAAAAGTTCTTGGATGTGGTATATTCCAATAACAGCGGGGGGTGGACTGTTGACACTTATATTCATAGTCCAAGCAGTTTTGTATATAAAATGGATTTTCCTCACAGCACTGATAGTTCTCGTTGGGATTTTTGTATTTAAAACGTGGCAGTATAAGAAAAGAGAAATTGTGGCATTACTCAAATTAGAGGAGAAAAAATAATGCAACCTGTATTTTTGGGGTTAAATGTTGTTGGTTTGTTGGTTTTGATTTTCCTGATAAGTGTTGGTGTTTATGACATTTATTTATCTCAAACAGGAAAAAAGACAATTACTCAAAAAGTTCACAGGTGGTTTCCACGATGGGGAGATGCTATTGTTTTGTGTGGAATTATGATAGGGATTTGGGCAATTCTTGGGCCAAACTTTTTTGTAACTGTCCTTTGTGGTTGCATTATAGGACATTTATTTTGGGGGGCAGACTAATATGAAACTACCAATTCTTGTGGTTATATTTAGTTTTTTGTTACTACTGATTTTAAAATTAACACACACTTGGAATTTAAGTTGGATATTGTTGGTCATATTAACGGCTGGCCCAACCCTTGTGGCAACTGGAATTCCTTATATCTTGGGACTCATTGCCTTAATTTACGGCCCAAAGGGATAATATGGCGTGGAAAGAAGAAAAACGTCAACATAAGGTTAGAAGTGATGCCAAATGGGACTCAAAGACCGCTGGTATTGTGGGCAGGGCATTGGCCTTTGGTATGACTTATACTGACATTGGTTATCTTCTTGCTGTAAAAGGACACACTATTCAGGATTGGCAACAGAGATACCCTAAGTTTGCTAAATCGGTAGAGGAGGCAAGGGAGGCGGTTAAATCTATTACAATCGCACAGATGCTTCGTTGTGCGTGGGGATATTCCGCCGAAAAAAGAACTGAAAAATTTAATGTTTCTATTGATGAGTTGGGAAATGAGGTTTCTACAGATGATAAAAAAGTTGTTACAGTTGTAACAGAACATATTCCGCCCAATGGTGATTTACTTAAATTTATTCTATTAAACAGGGATTCTGAAAACTGGAAAGACGTTAAAAGACTGGATGTTAGGTCAAACAATTCAAATTTATCAATAACTGGGGATATTGAGGCAGAACAAATTGAACTGTTGGTTGGAAATCTACGAAAACAAATAAACAGTAAATGTGTGGAGACAGATGGAACAGACAATATTACAAAAAAGAACGAGGAACAAGGAGAAAGCAAAGGAATACAACAAGAAATACTTCTTGAAAAATAAAGATAGTATAAGAGAAAAAAATAGAATATACTACAATAACAATAAAGTAGCACGTAGGGCAAGTTGTAAAAAGTGGATAGAAAATAACAGAGAAAAATATAACGCTTCCAACAGAAAAAACCAAAGAAAAAATAAATTAAAAGTAAAGTTTGGTTTGGTGGGAGAGGTTGCTGACGAGATATTAGAAAAGAAAAATGGTTTTTGTATGATTTGTGGTAAAAAGGAAACGCACAAAAATCATAGCGGTATTCAATCCCTATCTGTTGACCACAACCATATTACAGGGAAGTTTCGTGGTTTGCTTTGCAATCACTGTAATGTTGCTTTGGGGCATTTTTTAGTTGATAATGGTGAGGGGGTTGATTTACTTTGTTCAGCAATTTCTTATTTGAGAAATAATGATGAACTTTACAAAGATTGATTCCCCCGAACTTTTTTTCCAAAATATTCCCAAAAGTTTGGATGAAAATATTGAATTTCGTAAGAATCTTCATAGGTTGCTTGCAAAGGATACTGAATTTCAAAAAACATTTTTACAACTATGTAAAGCTGACCCAAGAATAATGTTCAACGCCGTTTTTTGGGTATTTGAGCCGAGACCCCCAATAGGGCCAAGAAATTTTCCATTTATTTTGAGACCTAATGAGGAAGATGCTCTTTTAAAAGTTAATAAGTGTGTTAATGAGGGGCGTAGTGCTGCTATAAATAAAACAAGGGAAGAAGGTGCTACTGAAACTTTGATGAAATATTCCACTTGGAAATTTTTACTTTTTCCTGAGACAGTAATTTTGTGGGGGTCAAGAACAGAGGAGTTGGTTGATAAATCAAATGACCCAATGACTTTGTTTGCAAAAATAGATTATGCAATAAAAAACCTACCCCCGTGGTGGAGGGGCTTATTACATCTTGAGCGAACTTTTAAAAATATTCGTAACTTGGATAATGGAAGTTCTATAAATGGAGAAGCCACTTCCGCACATTTTGGGGCAAGCAAAAGAGCAACATTTGTTGGTTTGGATGAATTTGGACAAGTTGAACCACAAGTGGCTAATAGTATTGAATTTAGTGTATTTTCTGTTTCTAATTGTATAATCTATAATTCTACTCATTTTTACGGCCCTACCCACGCATTTGCAAGAGTGTTGGATAAACCCGGAATTGAACGAATAACTATGATGTGGTATAATAATCCGGTTAAGAATGAGGGACTTTATGAGTCAACAAAAGTGGGGGAAGTTACTGTTTTAGATAAAAAATACTATTTGGAAAAACGGCCTGAAATATTTACAACAATGGATTTGAATCAACCCTTCGACTATCTTGAGTTTAGTAAAAAATGTTCTGATATTGTTTTTATTGCTGATGGGGGTGAGAAGCCCCCTATATCCTGTAGAAGTCCTTGGCACGATAAAAAAGAATTAGAGTTGGACAATTATAGAAGTCTTTGTATGAATCTTTGGGCCTACCCAACAGGGGCTTCTGATATGTATTTTGATGCTGTTGTCAACAGTAAAATACGAAGAAAATTTTGTAAGCCGTCAAAAATTGCGGGTGAAATTGTTTATTCTCTGGAAGATGGTAAAGTTGTTAAACCCATTTTTAAACCTGAGTTTGGAAAAAAGCACTTTAGGTGGTGGGGGGAGTTAATAAATGGACGACCCAATCAGAACCACAATTTTATTGTTGCTTGTGATATTGGTTTTGGCACGGGTGCTTCTAACTCTACGGCGGAAATAGCGGATGTGAATACCAATGAATTAGTCGGGGAATATGTTACTGCTGAACACGACCCCGCCGATTTTGCTGAATTAGTTGCAGCTTTGGGTAGATGGGTTGGTGGTTCTCTTGGTGAACCTTACTTTATTTGGGAACGTAACGGTGGTGGTGGAAAGAACTTTGGTCGAAGATTGATGAAGCAGGGATTCAGGAGAGTTTATACTGATACCTCTGAGGACACCAAGACCAAGAAAAGAAAAAATAGATATGGCTGGACTTCAACTAAACAGACAAAAGATGATGTTCTTTATGGGTTGAAGGCGGCTTTGAAAGAATCTTTAAAGACACAAAAAACAAATAAGTATCTTATGGTTTACTCTGAGGAGTTAATCAATGAACTGGATACTTATATTTTCTATAAGACAGGCGAGGCAGATTCAGGTGAAATGGTGGATTTGTCCTCTGGTGCGAGGGCACGGCACGGAGACCGTGTTATCGGAGCGGCTTTGTTAATTCTTGGACTTCAATATAATATTCCTGCCAAGATAGAAGAAAAAAAAGTTCATCCAAAGAGTTGTGTGGGAACACGAATAGAAGAATTTGAAAAAGAAGAAATAGAAGCAAAAAGAAAATATCGTTCATTCAGGTATAATTGATGAAACGAACACCAAGTTTTAAAGATTACGAAAACCAGTCATTTGCATCAAGACTTCAAATGTTATCTCGTTACTGGCAAAAGAGCAATGAGGGGGCATTGAAGCACAGACAGAAAATGCTCAAGGCGTATGCCTCTGGGTATTATGATTCTGGTTACACCCGAAGGCACATTCTTAATTTGATTGACAGAGGGGTTTCTTCTATTACCCCTTTCTTGGTAGAGGGAGACCCAAGGGTTCTTGTTAAAACCGAGATTCCAAAGTTCAGGGGTTGGGCCTATACTATCCAACTGGCCTTGAATTTTCTTATAAATAAATTAAGTTTGGCTGAAAACGTATTGATTCCCGCCGCAATAAACTCGATGTTTGGGTTTGCAATAACAAGAAGTGCTTTTGAATATGACAGAACAATCTCTCTTTTAGATGAACCAATAAAGTATGGCCGTCCTATTGTGGAATTGATAGATGATACAGAATACATTGGGGATTGTTCGGCTAAACGGGTAAGTGATTTTACTTTTGAGGGGGATATTTACAGACTCCCTACCATCTATGCTAAAGATTTCTTTGCCAAGAAAGACAGGTGGGGACATCAGACGGCGGATGATATTACTTCTGATGGGAAGTTGATTGAACAGTATTCTCCACAGGAGATTTCTCAGATAGATTATGATAGAGACCGTCTTGCTTTAAGAAACTATACTACATTTATAGACCTCTATCTTTATGATGAAAACACTATAGTTACAATAATGCCACATGGGAAAAAGGCAAAGATTCTTCGGGAAGTAGAGTGGAAAGGGCCGGAGGGTGGGCCATATGATAAACTCTGGTATAAAGGATTTCCTAATGAACCAACCCCGCTTCCTCCAGCGTGGTCTTGGAATGACCTTGATGAGACTATAAATATTCTGATGGATAAGATGAAGGAACAGGCCGAAGCTCAAAAGGACATAGTGGCCTATTCTGCCGAAGCAGAAGAAGATGTAAAAAGAATGGTCAAAACACCAAACCAAGGGACGGTTAGGGTTGACAACGTAGATGCAATGAAGAAACTTGAGTTTGGCGGGGTGAACCCACTTAATTACCAATGGGTAACTTTTGCTGAACAACAGTTTACCAAGTCCGCTACTCCTAGTTCGGATGTGATAGGTGGGAGAGGTAGTCAAGCCCCCACACTTGGACAGGAACAGTTGATTTTCTCCAACGCAACGAGAATTATCAATAATATGTATAATCGTTTTCATAGGTTTACGGTTTCTATTATTCGTAAACTGGCTTGGCAGTATATTACTGACCCAACAACTATTGTTCCCGTTGTAAAGGAAATTTCAGGTGTTGGTGAGTTTCCCGCTATTTTCTCCGATACCTACAAAGTTGGGGATTTCTACGATTTTGTTTTTGATATAGTTCCCTACTCTACACAGAGAACTTCTCCAGAAATGCAGTATCAGAGACTTATGCAGTTTCTTACCCAGTGGGTTCTTCCAACGGCTCAGATTGCTTCTGCTCAGGGGACTCAGATTGATGTCTCAACTGTGTCTAAGATTCTTGCTTCTTATATTGGGGAGACCTCTCTTAACCAGTGGTATAAAACTGCCGTTCCAAGTGAAATGGAAGGAATTGCCTACAAAATGCTTCCATTTGGCAAATCTCCGGGGCAGGGAAATGACTCAACGGGGGCTACGTTGGGCAGTAAAAATGCAAACCTAAATCGGCAACAAACACAGGAAGCACCACAACAGGAACTTAATAATATGATGGGAGTAAAATAAATGGCTGGAATGAATTTATTTCGTCAACAACTTTATGATAGATATAAAAAACAAGGTATGTCCGATGAGGACGCTTTAATGAAGGCAGATAGAATGAGTCAAGTTGGAGGACTTCCCAAAGGTGTTGGTGAAGCCCTTACTGATGTTGATAAGTATGGTGTGGTAAAAAAACCTGTGGAACAAACAGAGAAAAAACCCTCTTGGCTTGAGTTGGCGTGGTATGGAGAAAAATGGTATAGACGAAAAAAGTTAAAAGAGGAAAAAGGAAAGACAGTAAGAACATCGGCCACTGAAAGAGGTCTTAGTGAGGCCGGAATAACAGATACAGAAATGGCCAGACTTCGGAGAAGAAAATAATGCCAAAAGCACTGGAAAATAAATTGAAAAGAGAGGCAGCAAAAAAAGGATTTACTGGTGAGAGGGCAGACAGATATGTTTATGGAACTTTGAGAAAAACGGGTTGGACTCCCTCTACTCAAAAACGAAAAAAACTTTACAGGAAGAAAGGTAAATAATGGCCGCTACTCTCGCAATTAAACAATATATAAAAATTACTGGTCTCGGCGGTGGGGATGATGAGAGGAATTATGGGTTTACAGACTCTAATGTTCCTACTGAGGTTGTTCAGGGAAAACCCATAATTGGAAACTCTGCCATTTCTCTTGATTTAGGAAACATTGCTGCTGGAAGTGCTTGTTCTTTATATCTTGAAGCAATTTCTGGAAATGTTTATGTTACCCTTGGTTCTGCTGATGCAACTCCTTCTGCTACTTTGTCTCATCTTTATCTTTTACAGGGAACGGCGTGTATTCTTCCCCTGAATCCAAACGCAACAGCTATGCCGGGAATTAGACTTCTTGGTAGTGCTGCAACCGCACAGATTCAGTATATTTTGGTGGGAAAGTAATGTCAGAAGATTATAGATATTATTTTGAACGTGAGGATAATAAAGAATTAGTTAGTTTATCCTACAAAGAATTGGTTGATGAAAGAGATTGGGAACACAATGGCAAAGGAAGAACATTTATTATTTGTGATGATGAAATAAAAGCATTTGAACTTGATGATGATAAGGAAAGAAAGTTAAACAATAAAGGATTTGTCAACATTGGTTTTCAGGAGAACCCCCGTTGGTCGTGGGCAATGGCGGTGAATGTAGAAGATATTCCCAAGATGCAGAAACAATACCCCGACAGGGTTTATAATCTCAATACGGGGCAACTGTTGGTAAAAAATCGCACGGAGAAAAAAAGATTGATGAAAGAACATAATATGGAGGAACATTAATGATGTTGCGAAGAATAAATCTTGGTAAAAAACAAGAAAAACCTCAAGAAATTTCTTCATCAAATGAGAATAGAATTATTTATCCGACATTTTGTATTTATGATAAAAAGTTGCCCATCGAGTCAGACGATGTTGGTAAAATTTTTACTTGTCAGGTTAAAATGGATTTTGTTGGTATTCGTGAAAATACGGACAAAAAAAAGTCAAGTTATAGTTATGATTTTGAAATAAGAGAAATTGTTTTTGGAGACAAAACAAATGAAACCAGTTCCGAAAAGTTTGAAAAATGAAGTGAAGTGTGAAGGTTGCCATACAGGATTTCGTCCTGAGCCAAATGAGAAAGGTCGTAAGTTCTGTTATGGTTGCGACCCCAATAACGAGGGCAAAGTTACGGTTGTTGTTGGAAAAGGTGAGGAAGTTATTTATGAGGACAGGGCAGGAAAGATGGGAACAGCTATTGAATCATTGGAGAAACGGGTCGAGGCATTGGAGAAAGCAAAGGAGACAAAGTAAATGGCAGAGATAAAAGAGACAGAAAATCAGGATGAATTGGTTGATACTTCTACAGCAGAGGAAGGTAAAGAAACCACAGAGGTTAAAGAAGAAAAACCAAATATGAACCTTGACGGAACTGCTGCTGGGCCGTCTAAGGGTTTTCTTGAAAAACTAAAAGATAAACTTACGGGGGTTAAAGAAGCAAAGGAAGATACCGTTGTTGAACCCACCGATGAGTATGGTGAGGAAATCAGTCCTAACTTTATTGAGTCAGCAGGAAAAGCAGGGTGGACACCAGAACAAATTATAGATTATGCCTCTGATAAATCAAATGAAGATTTGGATTCTTCTATTGATATTCTGTTTAAGAAAGAAGTAGAGGTAAAAGTAGAACCTCCGGTTGAACCTGAGAAGAAGGAAGCTGGAGATATTACTATAGAGTCTTTATCAGCAGAATTAACTAAAACGAGAGAGGAATTGGACACCCTAAAGCAAGGTTTAGGCAAAGTTCAGGAAAAAGACTCTCTTAAAGAATCTGCTGGTAAATTGACTATGGCTAATGGGATGTTTGACGAGTTTGAAAAATCATTCCCCGTTTTTGGCAAGACAGAGGACTTACCCAAAGTTCCCAACGGGAACGGACAGTTAGTGCCTACTGACCCCGCCGTAAAAGCCAGAGGTGAAGTATGGGAACGTGCTGTGAGGTTGTTCAAGGCCGATGAATCTTTGTCCTTTAAGGACGCTTTGACCGAATCTTTGGAAATGTATGAAGGCAAACATTACAAAGACAAAGTTAAAGATGATGTCATTAAAGGTATGAAGCAAAAGTCGGAACAGTTGACACCCAAGAAAAGCAGAAAGAATGTTGTAAAGACTTACGAAAGTGAGGAGGATAGAAAAGCTGCTGTCGTTAGAGATGCGGCTGAAAAAGCTGGCGTAAGTTTGTAAAATTTAAGAAAGGGAAAGAAAATGGATGTGTCTTTAGACCAAGCAATCGATATAACCAACGGCACTCTACAGGACATTCGTAAGAATAGTTGTCCTATGACTTATCTTTACAGTTCCTACGCTCTCTTTAATTCGTTCTGGAAAAACAGGATGAAACTTGAGGGTGGAAAGAACATAGAAAGATATATTGCCCTTGGTGATGAAGGTAATGCTGGACATAAGAATAGATGGGCTGATGATACTCACGTTGTAAAGAATATTACCAAGAAATACACAACTGAGTGGCGGTTTGCAAAAGGTAACTTTAGTTACAACTGGCCTGAAATGGATTTGAATAATGGCCAAGCCCAGATTTATGATGTATTGAAGTTGAAGTATAACAACGCTTTGAGGGAAATGGTTGATGAGATATACAAAGCGATTGTTACTACGCCGACATCCTCAACCGATGAGAACAATCCAATCGGTATTCCGGGTTATGCCCAAAATTAAAATCTGACCCGGTTAAATTTCGTAAATTGCTGGAAACTCCTAATACCTTTTAGACTAACGAGGTTAAAATTGAAAGGTTGGAACAATGGACAATCAGCAGGTAAGTTCAAAAGAAATAGATTTTTCGTGGTTAGCGGCTGCTATTGAAGGGGAAGGTAGTATTTCCTTTCATATTGGAGCACACATAAAACGAGGTGGAAGTCCTACTGAGATTACTCCAATAGTTTGTGTTTATAACACAGACTGGCAGTTTATTGATGCTTGTTATAAAGCTGGTTGTTATGTTACTGGTGGCTATATAACACATCGAAGAAGAGATCCACGACACAAACCAAGTTGGACGCTAACTTGGCAAGGTGTAAAGCGTTGCTCTAAATTATTAGAGGCAGTTTTGCCGTTTATGAAGTCTGGTAAAAAAAGACAGGCAGAACTTCTTTTAAAGTATTTAAAGAGTCGTCTTACAAAAGGACAAGGAAAAGGTTACAATAGAATATCATCTGAGGAGTTTGTTATGTTAATTGAGATTAGACGACTTAATAATAAAAATGACGCTTCTTTTGAAAAACTTCAGAGACTATACACGGAACAGTTTGGTAGAGAAAAACTGATGATATAGTCCAAGCAATAGAAATATTGTAGGGATAAGTTTTGGCACAAATAATTCTACTGGTGGGTTTACTGGTTACACTGGACATTACAACGATGGTAGTGCTACTTCCTTTAATAAGGGTGGTATTGCTTGCACATCTGCTGTAAATCCTCGATGGGCAAATTACTATGCCGACCACGCAGGGGATTTGGATGATAGTCTGTTGGTAATTTTGGATAGGGCTACTCGTAAGTTGCACTTTACAGGCCCAACTGCTCCACAGGCGTTACCAGACCCGACTACCAATGCGAAGTATTCACTGTATTCCAATGACTCTGTTATTGGCTCAATAAATCTTCTATATGCGAAGTCAGACGACCAAATGGGATACCGAATTGGTTCTCACTTTGGAGTTCCTGTATTTAAGGGAATGGCTTTTGAGTATGTTGATTTATTTGACACGGCGGACACTGACACCTATGGAACTGACCCGATTTTTGGACTGAATCACGAATTGATTTATCCTGTGGTTCATTCGAGTTGGGACTTCAAGGTAAGTAAACCTTCGCCAAGAGATGACAATCACTTGGTGTTGTCAACTTACATTGATTTACAGTATTGTATCGTGGGTGAGAATCTCAGACACGCCGGTTTCTTAGTGAACCAACAGTAGAAGTAAATAGTAAAACGTGAGGGCGGGATGGAAGTCCTTATCCTCTGAATAGGGCCAGTCGGGGCAACGTAACGGCTGGCTCAACGTAACTTTTTAGAAAAGGGAAATTAGAATGAGTAATGTAATGGGATACGGTCAAGATACAATGGCCGTAAGAAAAAGAGTTTATTTTGAAGATGCTACCACAGTTTATCAAGGTATGCCTGTTTGTTATAATCAGGATACTACAGATAATATCTCTGGTTGGAGTAAATCTTCTGATGCAGAAGGAACTACAACTGCCGAGGGGTATCAAAATGAAGGTAAGTTCCTTCGTGTTGAAGCACCATCAGAGACTAATGCAAATTGGCACGCAGGAGCGGTTTGTGCCGGTTCGTGGGTAGGAAAAGTTGGCCCAATGTGGTTGGATATTTACATTCCCAATGGGGCAATTGTTCCCGTTAGAACCAACAAGAACTGCACAATAGGTGATGAACTTGGAATGGCTTCGGGTGCGGTTTATTATGCTGGCCCAACGGGGGATGGAGACCCCTATTCTTGTGCTATTTGTATGGAAACAGTAAATCGTTCCAGCATTAACGGATTGGTTCTTGCCAAGTTGTTCCAAACTGGTGTAACTCTTTCTGGTTTGAGTGGATTTTTAATGCCTACATCTTATCAGAATGGCAGAAGTTATGGTTTTACCGTTGCCGGTGATAACTTCTTTAAGGGTGTGGCGGGCGCTCAGGAATACTTAGTTCACTTCCAAGGGACTAAATCGGTTGCATCAAGTGGTGATTGTTACGGCGGTATTTTAAAAATCGCCGGTGAGAATGAAGCAACCAATGCCACAAGTTATATTTTCCGTTCTTTGAATGTTGCTTGTAATAACAGTGGCACACTTGACCGAATTGAAAGTTTTCTGGGAACGAAGAATGATGGTGGTGGTGTTGCTACTAATGTTATTGGTTTAAGCATTAAGGTTGAGAATTTTGGAACTTGCACAGGAACGGGAACGGTTCTTGGTGGGATTGACATAATTCTCTGTAATGAGGGAACTGTTGCTGAAACAGAGTTTGGTATTCGTGTTAGAAATGAAAATGCCTCTCTGGCAACAGAAGTAAATGCTGTTTTGAAGGTTCAGGAAACTGGAGCAAACACAGGGTTTACCTATCTGTTGAATGTTGACGCTCTTGCAACAATTAGTGCTTATGCTTCGACTGGCAATGCTCCCGCTTTGGCAACTGGTGATATAATGATTCCAATTTATATTGCCGGTGCAACAAAGTATCTTGTAGCTTTTGCGGATACTGGTGTGTAATTTGATTAGGAACGGGGAGGATGTTCCTCCCCTTCCTTTTATTTTTTAAAGGAGACAGATATGAAATTGTTAGTAACTCAGGTATTAAAACAACGCAACGGTGAGCCAATTAAAGATGGTGATAGTCAGGGTAAAATAATTGAAGCAACCTTGAGAATGGCTATTATCAATGCTTTGGAATCAACTTTAGAATCAGACAAAAATGAACAACCAATAAAGAAATATGAACGAAGCAAACTGGCTGACAGGGTGTATGAGAACAATGAGGTTGAGTTGTCTGTGGAGGAGATTGCACAGATAAAAGACCGAATTGGTAAAGTTTATAATTCCTACATTGTAAAACTATGTTGGGATTTATTGGAAACAAAATAGGACGGGAAATTTAAACCTGTCTCCGGTCAGTGAAGTGGTAAGATTAAAGGTGGGCAGGTTTGCCACTTTACCTGTTCACCCACTGACTTTATAAGGAGTGATATGAGTTCATTGGAACTTTCGTTTGCTGAGATATATAACAAGACCTCTGAGGTTTATGGCACAGGTTCTGCCCCCACCGGAACAGACCTGACTAATGCAAAGGCAATGGTCTATCGTGGATATAGACAATTTCTATTTCCAATAGATAAAAGAACAGGCAGAAGGCATATTTGGTCTTTCCTAAAAAGACATCTTGTATTTTTAACTCAATCGGGTCAATGGCAATATGAACTTCCCATAAACTTTAAAGAGACAGATGGATTTTTCTTTGATAAGGATACTGGTTATTCTTCCCCTAAAAAGGTTTCTGCACAAGAGATTTTAAAAATGCGGGCGTTGGGAACAGAATCAACCTATCCCTCTTTTTATGCTTTGGTAAGAACTCCCTATGACGCAACAACGGGAGCAAGTTGGCAGGTGTGGTTCTATGGAGAGCCAGATGATTCTTACAGGATTCACTGTTTGTATATTATCAACCCTGAGAAACCCTCTGCAACTACTGATGTTTTTGTCGGGGGGGTGGAGGCGGCAGAGGCCATACTTGAGAGTTGTCTTGCAATTACTGAAACGGAAGGAGACGAAAAACAGGGTGTTCATACAGCGGAAGCAAACAGGTTAATACAGACACTTATCCAGAATGATTTTGTTGATATTCCAGACACGGTAGGAAAGATGTTAGATGTTGGTATTTACGAAATAAGAGGAGGACGATTCCTCCAGAAACTCACAGAAAGTGATGTTTACCAAGAATAGGATTATTATTTTACAAAGGGAATAGTTGGATGTATCCCGAAAGAAAGGTGAAAGATGAGTAGTGGAAATTGGGAATTAGAGAAAAAGAGAAACTATGAGTTGAAGAAGAAAAGAGTAAGTGCGGCTTATACCATTAAGACTGGACTATCCTCACACAACGGGATACTTGACAATCCAGTTTGCGTGTATAATCCCGCAGATGATATTGCTATCACTCTGCCAGATGGCTCTTACATTGGACAAGAGGTGTTGGTTGTGGTAGAAGCTAATACATCCGATAAGGACGCAACTCTTACGGTTACCACTTCTGCAAATGCAAGTGAGGATGTTATTACATTGGAAGCTGCTGGAGAATATATAAAACTTCTTTGGAATGGAACAGATTGGGATGTTGTATATTATGAGGGTTGTAGTTTAGCTTAAGGAGTAAAAAATGAGTAGAAGTGGTGGATATACCATTGGGTCTCAAACCCATTGGAGAGATATTGGAAGTATTACTGCTTCACACGCAGAATTGACAGTAACCACAAGGGCTGTTGCAACTGCCGAGGCATTGGGTTCTACCTATCTGGTTTCTGTAAAACCAGATGGGAGACCTGCTGCTCTATTGTTTAGATTTAGAACTGATGGGTCTAATGATGGTAGTTCTGTTCTTCAATTATATTCTGCAAGAGGAAATGACTATTATCATAAGATTGCCCAACTAACAATACTTCAAGGACAACAACTACAAACTGGGTTAATATATTTTGTGGACACAATAACTCCGGCCAACGAAGATACTTTGTTTGACGGGGAGGAAGTAAATCTAACAGACCAGATAGCACACTATTTTGTTAGGACTTTTGCTTGTGATAGATTTTTGTTTCTGGCAAGCACTCTTACTCCCACGACCATTTATATTGATGTGGCTTACCTTTATGAATAGGTGAAATGATGGCAACTAAATTTTACAATAGTCGCCTCCGTATCACCGATTCAGG